CAAAAAACTTATGGTCTGTAATTAATTTTCCGCTCATTTTATCTCTCCTTTTTCTTTGTCTACTTTTTTATATCACTTTTATTTTTTTTTGTCGTCAACAACATCCATTAAAATCACATAATCCCAAACTTTGAAACAGGCTATCACTTCATTATCTAAAATAAATTCTAAGTGTCCATTTTCTAGTCTACAAAAATGATGTGATTCTACAGTTATTTCTCCTCCCAGTGCTACCACTACATATATCTTTATCATTTTATCCATTTTAACCTACATTGCTTCTTGTTGTGGCATTTGTTGCTGTTGAGGCATCGCCGGTTGTACTGCCATAATTTGATTCATAAATCGCTTAGAGGCTTCATTTCTCTCTACATCCTCACGAGAATCCTTTTCTTGCTCTTCCTCATCGTATTTGATTGTTTCTAACTGATTAGATTTCAAGAACGTCTCCACTTCTCCAAACTTCTGAATTGTATTTAACAACTGCTCAAGAGCAGCCATTTTCTCCTTAGCCGCTAAGGCATGGTTCTTACTTATCATACTCATGCGCTCTTCAAACAGACCTACATTACTTTCCGCTCTAGAATCCCTCTCACGTGCCTGCGATAGCTGATTATGTATTTTAGACATAAGTTCTTTCATTTTCATTTCTTCAAAAGCGTGCTGAATATTCTGCGCTTCGTCTTGTACCGCTGCGGCTTTCTGTTCTTGTTGTTGCAAGAATGGAATAATCTCACCTTTACCGGTGATGTTTAGTTTAGGAATGATCATTGATGGGGGGAAGACTTCTCTGCCGAACCTTTCGTTCATTTCCATCATCTGTTGAGCTTGTAAGTTTTGTTGCGTAGGCGTTAAATCAGCCTCTTCAACAACCGTATGAAACTTACTAAATATTCGATTAAAAAAGAATGGGCTAGCCTCTTCCCCAATCATCAAAGAGATCTTTTCCCCGTTCCAATTATTCTGAACGATCTGTAACATCTTTTGGCCAAGGACTTTTAGGGAGTAATCCCATTGATCGAAATATTTCTGGAAAACCATCAGGTTTGCTGCCATTTTCATTAACTGCGTTAATGTGCTTATTTGCTTGTCTTGTTGCCCTGCCCTATTCTCTAGATTTATCCCTGCCGTTTT